TAATACCATAGTTTGTAGTTATCAGTGTTCCAGCGCAACTTACAGCATTTTGAAGGGCCGAACGGGTCACCTTTACTGGGTCGATGATCCCTTTTTCATACAAATCGACCATTTCATTATTGCGGAAATCCCAACCTTCACCCTGATTCACAGCAAGAACGTCTCGAATAACAATATCTGGAGAGATTCCTGAATTTTCCGCCATCTGTCTAATTGGCGCCCGACAAGCAGCTTGCATGATACCGGTTGCCATAGCTTGGTCGTCACTATCAGTTGTAATCACGATTGTCTCGCTAGCCCTCAAAAGAGCAGTTCCTCCACCGCCAATAATCCCCTCAGATTGTGCAGAGCGCACAGCTTGAAGCGCGTCTTCGATACGATGCTTCTTTTCTGTTCTCTCCACCTCGGTGGCACCGCCAACATTAATCACAGCTACCCCAGAAGATAAGCGAACAATTCTATCCTGAATCGTCTCGCACAGCGCCAGGGAAGATGTTTGTTTAATTAGACTTTTGAGTTGCTCGATCTGCTTTTCGATCAATTGCTGCTCCCCGTTGCCCCCAACGAACAAAGAAGTATATTTAGTGCTTTCTATGAACTTAGCTACCCCCAGATCCTCCATCTTGGCATCTTGGATTTTTGTTCCACTTTCGCGAGTAATAAACGTAGCCCCCACCGAAAGAGCCAAGTCACTGAGCGTGTTTCTTCTTTCATCGCCATAACGAGGTGCCTTAATGGCAGCCACCTTCATAGTTCCCCTTACCGTGTTCATGATTATGGCAGCAAGAGCCTGACCCTCAATGTCGTCGGCCACTATCACAAGTGGCCTGCTTTCTCTACAAATTTTCTCCAAAAGAGGAAGAATCTGTTCTACCGTGGTGATCTTGTGATCGGTCACCAAAATCAGAGGCTCCTCATAATGCATCACGGCTCGGCGTTCATCGTTCACAAAAGCAGAGGCACTATATCCGGCATCTATCTTAAAGCCCTCTGTGACATCAAGAGATGTCTCCAGAGAGCGAGAGTCTTCAATGGTAAGAGAACCATCCTGGCCCACTCGCTCAATGGCTGTAGAAATTAATTCCCCTATGGAAAGATCGTTGTTTGCCGAAATAGTAGCGATGTGCTTAACCTGCTCAATCGTAGTAATCGGAGAAGCCATTTCTTTAAGCTTTGCCACGACCTGCTCTACACAAAGGCTCAAGCCGCGCTGCAATTCCGTAGGAGGCACCCCAGCCGAAATAAGTTTTTGAGACTCTTTGAGGATGGCTCTAGCCACCACTGTGGCTGTCGTTGTTCCATCCCCAGCATCAGAATTGGTTTGAATTGCGGCTTCTTTAATGACCTGTGCACCAGCATTTTCAAATGGGTCTTCCAGCGCTACAAAGTGAGCTACTGTTACCCCATCTTTTGTAATAAAAGGCTTTTCCCCCTGTTCCTTCAGTAGCACATTCCTACCTCGGGGGCCCAAAGTTGACGCAACGTTGTCCGCTAGTTTGTCGGCTCCGTTGACGATTTTACTTCTAAGGGCATCGCTACTCTCATATACTCTATGCATTAAATCTCCTTTTGATATAAATGATACCTGAATCTTAATTTTTTGTCAAGATATTTTTGCATTAATTGAAATGAATCAAATTATCTCATCTGCAATACCATATTCAACGGCTTCTTCGGCGGTTAAATAAATGTTGATTTTCTTCTCCAACATTTCTTTTAATTGTCGTTTGGTCATTTTTGTTTCTTCAACCAATCGCTCTATATACATTTCTTGAAGAAGCACGGTTGCCTCCATCTCGTTCACCATGTCATGGAGGGCCCCCTGGTTGCCTCCCACCACAGAGTGGATCATCACGCGGCAATTGCGGCCAATCTTTCTCTTACCGTGGGTCCCTCCGGCAAGAATGAGAACGCCCGCTGACATAACCTTACCCATGCCAATAACACTTATGTCGGTGTTCTTTTGCACTATTTTCATCATGTCATATAAAGCAAACATATCATCTGCCGAACCACCATATGTGGAAAGATAAAATTGTATGTCCTTTTTGCTTTTTTCGTTTTTATTCACCTCATTCATATAAAGCATCGCATGAATAATTTCAGCAATCTTTTCTTCTTCAATGGTTGAAAAAAGCCCCACCACCCTCAGCTCAGGCTCAACTTCAGATCTTCGCTGTAGGTTTCGAGCATCCCTGCATAATCTCTCTTTCAGTTGCTTAATCATTGTAGCTCCTTTTTGTTATAAAACGTCATTGCGCTCTCCCAATCCCTGAATTCAACGATATCTTTAAATACCTTACCGTGAGAAGTGATGATTTGCCCTACAAGTTTAGTTTTCATTTTATTAATCGTGCCCTCAGAACGAGCTAAGAAGTCAAGAATGTTTTGATTACTGTCGCCCGCCTTTCTCATTGCACAAACACGAAGCTTTTGCGATTGAGTATGGTGTTCAATCGCAAAAAGGGCCATTTTCAGAGCGCACCTTTGCGACTCCTTAAGGAGCATAATACTTATGCGTGTTGATTTTAAAAAATAGAACACTTGACAAGTCACAAATCCGAAAACAAAAACCAACAAATAAAGCAACCAAGTGTATCCCATACCCACTCCCTAAAGAAAAATAACCACTGATTTTACTCAGTGGTTATATTGTAACGGATAGCCAAACAAAAGTCAATACTTTTTTTTTTACTTCTGTGTCAGACGCTTAAAGATTCTCTCTGTGAGTTCGTTTGTCATTCTTTCTTTTCGCTTTCTGTTACTAAGGCGTTTCGCCACTCGATTGGAGACTTGTCCCGCAATCTTCGCCTTTCTCTTTTCCTCTTGAAGTCGTCTTGCCACTCTCATTGCCACTCTGTTCACCAATTTTTCTTGAAGTGCTTCTTCGTCTTCCACTTCAATATCCATATCTAAACCAGCATCAGGAGCCGGCTCTGCCTCGGGACCACCAAGCATGTCACCCCCTTCTGGGTCCTCGGCATCATCAATCTCAATTTCTTCATCTCCCGCCAGATCAACTTCAGTTTCGACTTCTTCACCCGTCACCTCCTCCAGAGCACCCTCCAGAGCAGACATAAAATCATCAACCGACACCATCATGCCGCCGTCACCCACATCATCAATCGGCTCGTCCATAGGGGGAGCAGGGTCGGGCTCGGGGGGCATCTCTAATTCAGCGTCCATCGCCTCAACGCCATCGCCATCGAGGTCCATTTCAGCATTGATGTCGATTTCTTCATCATCGCGAGCGCCGGGGGGACCATAACCCATCTCGTTCATTCTCCCATCACTCAGGGGTGCAACCCTGGCGAGCTTCATGAATCGACGGATTTCCGATTCCTCTAAAAGTGTTTTACGCTTGCGAGCCATACTTAATCTCCTTTAATACAAAACTCACCTGTAAATAGTCGCTATTTTATATAAAGACCTTAAAAAAGAACCCCACTGTTCAACAATCTTTTTTTAATCTTGGACAGTGCGCCCATCTCAATCTGCTTCACGCGGGAAAATGAGATGCCAAGACGCTGGGCGGCCTCTCTTAGGGTCATCCGTCCGTTTTTATAAACCGAAATCAAGGTGCAGTTGAACTCATCCGTATAGTCTATCCAGTGCCTGCACACACGCTCAGTGCATGCGGTGCTATCTTGTATGCATAAGCGGGAACACGACAGCAAGCCATCATTTGAATTATTATTCATAATAGTGGATGCTCCCCTTCAATAATATCAAAAAGCTCCTCGATATCACACCCAGAAAGTGAATTAAAATCTTTCATCATTTGCTCTCCCTTTTTTTGAAGTTTTCTTTTTTCTGCTTTTCTGTTTTTTGAACTTTTAGAAATCTCACTCACATATTCTATCACCCTTGGATCCCCCTCGATCATACCAGTAACAATATGGCGAAAAAGGGCCGACTGGGATATCTCCATATGTCTCAAAACCAAGATCAATTTAGCATGCCTATGGTCACTCTCCGTTATAACAATTCTCTTTATATTACCCCCATAGCTCTCCCAGGTCATTTACCTACCATCTCCTATTTGTGATATGTGCCCGGCTTTCATTCAAACCAGACGAAGATTGCAAAACAAATTCAGCCTTACTTTGCAGTTCAAGCAAATTTCTAGCCCCAGAGTAGCTAAATCCAGAGCGGACGCCTCTTTCGAGGTCCCAAAGAACCGGGGCCACACCGCCGCGATATGGGACCCTGGTTGTCACCCCCTCGTGGGAGCTGTAGCGTCCACGCCATATAATTTGAGCTTCTTTGCTGGCCATTCCACGATAAGTTTTCCACCTTGAACCATCGTTATCTACGATCACCTTTCCTGGTGTCTCACTGGTTCCGCCCAGTAGCGAACCACACATAATTGCATCAGCGCCCGCAGCCAACGCTTTCACAATATCGCCCGAATTTCGAATACCCCCATCGGCTATGATCTTTACATTACGATCAGTCTTGGCGCACTCCATGATGGTTTGCAAACCTGGCATGCCATGACCAGTTTGAATGCGAGTTGAGCAAATCGAACCTCCTCCGATATTACATCGAACAGAATCTGCACCCCAGTCAGACAAATGGTTTACGCCACTCAAAGAGGCTACATTCCCCGCCATGATGTGCAAATCATCACCGAACTCCTCCCTTATAGCTTTAAGGGCATCCCTCATTAAAATATGGTGACCATGCGCCACGTCAACACAGAGAAGATCAACACCTTCGTGTATCAACTCCTGTGCTCGTTCCAAATAATCACCCGAAACGCCCACAGCGGCCCCAACAATAGAAAAAGGCGAGGCCCGCTTCACAGAGTTGATGATTGAGATTTGCTGCTCGATGGTGTTGTATCTGTGAACAACACCAAGACACCCAAGTTCAGACATAGCCGCAGCCATATCACCC